AAGCCGTACCTACTCAAGAGATGAGGTACTCGACCTATATGCAGGCAAAGGCTCAGGAGCTATTGAAAATGCTTCCAGAAAAGTGCTTGGTATATCAGGTAACGCGAAAAGAAAAGACAGAAAAGTTGAATTATTCAAGAATACTGATGGTGAACTGTTTGATGTTGAACTTGAATGGCAACCTAACTTTAGGTTAATGCGAGCAGATGCAATTATCAGAGAATCGCAGGAAACTAATAGGATAAGGATGGTAAAATGACACGTCTTTTAAAGATACATCTATGGAAATATGGATTCCAGATATTTTTCCTATTTATATTCGGAATCGGCGGGATGTATGAGATAGATAAACATGGTGATTACTTCCAGGTAACAGTTAATATATGGAAGTTCACCGTAACATTACAACTAGGAACAGCAGAACATGAACAGAACAAGAGGAGCTAACCCAATAAGACAAGAGTCACAGGAAAAATCTATTCTCCGGATGTTACAAAACGGAGGACGGATTAACCCCAGGATGGCTTTAGACCAGTTTGGTTGTATGCGACTTGCTGCTATTATCCACTTATTAAAGAAGAAGGGCAGCAATATCAAAACAACCAGAGTTAACCGTGGAAGAACTACTTTCGCAGAATATGAGATGATACAGTCATGAAAAGTCTATTTTATCCATTCTGGAGAAAGAAACGGGAAAAGAAATCCTATAAACCCAATGCTAATTCGCATATATATTCTCTAAGCAAACAAGTTAATGACCTTAGAGAAGAGTATTATGAGGCAAATGAGAAGATAAGAAAGTTGGCCAAAGCAAATCATTTAAGATGGAAAGAAGGATTTGTCCCAGATACAAAGGAATGGAAAAAAGATAAATAGTGTCAACCAGGGAACAATTTGAGCCTGTATTGAAAGAGCTACACGGCAATTTTTGGAAAAAGGTATATTCCAAACTTTCCAGAAAGATGTCTGCTCTTAAATCTAGTCTCAAGAAAAGGTCGCAAGAAAATGAAGTGGAATTTAACATCACACTTGATGAACTCAAGAAGATGTTCTTAAAGGTGTACGGTAAAGAGTGTCACTACTGTAATAAGCAGCTTACATTCCGCAATATTGCTTGCGACCACATTGTTCCCTTAAATAAAGGAGGCCCATCAATAAGGTCAAATCTTCAGCTTATTTGTAAAACATGTAATACACGTAAGGGACCACTTAATGAAGAGGATTATTGCAATATAATTGACTGGAT